AGTATTAATACTTAGGGTTAACAAAGTAAATAACAAATGTTAAAATCACCATTAAACTTATTTAATCTAAATAAAAATAGTATATTTGAATCTATGTTTTACTATAAGTTTTTTAACACCACTCGCATCTTCTTAGGTGTTAGTGGTGTTTTTTTGTTTTAAGTAAATGACTAACAAATGCAGTCAGTCACATAAGAATGCAGCAAAACCAAGAGGACTAAGGTTTCAGTCACATAGAAAACAATTATGAACAGCATAAAAGAATTAATATCATACATAACAAATCAATTTAAGTTTTGGTTTATTATAAGTGAATGGGATAAAGGATTGCATCTTAGGAGAGGAAAAACAATTAGAGTTCTTGGAGAAGGATTGTATTTTAAGATCCCTTTCATTGATTATGTATTCTCGCAGCCTAAAAGACTACAAGAAATAACTATAAGCCAAGTAAATCTGACTACAAAGGACGACAAGAGTGTTACAATCTCTTGCTCTGTGTTTTTTAAAATAATTGATGTAGAGAAATACTACAACTCTTATTCAGAACCTAATGAGATAATAGACTCTTTAATGAAGAATGAGTCTGCAAAATATTTTTTAAGTACTAACTATAAAGATTTTGGTATAAACTCTTTCGAGATACAAATATTAAACAGCCTTAAAAGTCTAAGGAATATTGGTTTAGAATTCACTAAATCAAACTTAACGACTTTTTCAAACGCAAAAACATATAGAATAATAAAAGACAATCTTTACTCTCAACAATCAAATAGTTTAGATAGTCAGTTGTATTAAAAACTTATAATTATGAAAATGTATTTTAAAGGAGGTAGTGGTATTGAAAAACCTAAGGTAGTATTGTAGATAACAATCGAATAAATGCAATAACAAATTTGATATGATACAAGGATTTGAAGAAGATGATTAGTATTGTGAATAATAAAAAAAGCCCTATTCATGCTTTTATAGTACATGTTAGGCATTACGGAAATGGAACTAATACAATTTATATTTCAATCATTTTGGCACTTTGTAGGAGCGTGTATAATACTACGAGGTGTAGTCAATTTTATTCTGTTTATGTGGAGTAGATTTTGGAGGTATTGGAGCATTAGAAAACATGGATGTTCCTCTGCATATTGTGATGTTTATGATAGTTTCTTGGAATCTGAAAAAGAAGAGATAGTATAGTTGTATTAGTGGTGATGAGAGAGTAACACAAAAAAACAAAGTTATGAGTGAGGTGGTCAAATTAAAACTTACAAAAGCTATAGTAAAAGCTGATGCCATTAGAGTAGAGAAAGGAGACTATCTTGTTAAAAATATACACAATCTATCTCTTATCCTAGAGGCTAGACACCCTGGTAAGTATGAGTTCGCAGCGATAAAAAAATTACTATATAAAGCAGATAGTAAAGGATTGAAAAGAACTGATTCAAAATCAAATTTAGAAAAGGTAATAAATGATTTATGTGTCGTGCTACAAACAGAGAAGGAAAAGATATTAATTGTTGAAGAATTTGACTGAGTTAAGTAGTTGATAATAAAGGTACTGTAGAACAAAATCGTGTGATTATGGAATACGTTACGCACGCCTTTTTTTACACGCTTTACACATTTTTAAAAAAGTGCAACCTTAACAAAATTCGTTTTCGGACAAAAAATCCAATTGTGTAACGTTCATAAGGGTTGCATCGGGGTTGCTAATAGATTTAATATTGGGTTGCAATAGAAATTAAATGATTTTAAATAGGGAAGAATTTAGAAAAGGATGCGGAGTAAAGCTAAGTACCTTTAAGTCGGATAAGAGGCGAGGTCATTTTGTGGTTGATGATGACAATACTATAAATACAGACAACCCTAAAAATAAAGAATATATTCACAAGAAAACCAAAGGAGAGGGGATAGATTTATTTGCTATTACAGGGGAAGAACCTAAAGAAAAGCCTTCCTCTCCAAAAGATGTAGTTGTAAATAATACTAGGTCAAAAACTGTTTCCAAGTCTAAGCCTGTAGGGGATTTGTTCAAACAAAAGCAGCTAGCAGATTTAGAAAAAGTTAAAAAGGATATTGAGTTAAAGCAAATTGATATTGAGAAAAAGATGGGTAAGCTTATGCCTATAGATATGGTTGATACAATTTTTACAATAAATATTCAGACTATTTTAAGATCATTTGAAAGCGAATGTGAAAATGTAATTAGTATTTGTGTTGAGCGACTAGGAGGAGACAGGGCAGATATATCGGATTTAGGAGATAAAATGAGGGAATTATTACACAAGACTATTAACAATGTAAAGTCCAAATCTAAAGAGGAAATAGAGGCGGTTATAAAGGATTATGCTGTAGTAAGAAGTCGAGGAGAAAGAAAGTAAAATATGAAGTTACTGAACGAAACATTATTAAATGCTTATTTGGATATACATGATCACATTTATGATTTTAAGGTTATAAAACAGAGTCCTTCAGATTGGACAGAGGAAAACGTATATCTAACTTCTGATATTTCAAGGTACCAAGGATATTTTAAGTATGATGTTTCTCCTTACAGTCGGGAAGTAATGGATTGTTTAGACCCATCAAGTCCTGTAGAACAAGTTGCGGTAATGAAATGTGCTCAAAGTGGTTTAACACAAGGAGTCATTATACCAGGTATCTGTTATATCATAGCTGAAAACCCCGCTCCGATACTATTTATGGCAGGAGATAAGGAGTTAGTTAAAAATAGTATTCGAACTCGTCTTGATCCATTAATACAAAATAGTGGAATAGCACATTTAATAAGGCCAAATGTAACGCGGAAAAGAAATCAAAGAACAGGAGATACCGATTACAGTAAAGAGTTTGCGGGAGGACAATTAATAGCTGAGGGAACAAAGAATGCGGATAAAATGCGCCAGTTTTCTGTTAAGTATATTTTTGCGGATGATTGGGAAGCCGCACCAACAAATGACAAAGACGAAGGAAGTATCAGGAAATTAGTGGAGGCAAGAGCTACGTCTTATGGTAATATGGCTAAAAAGTTTTATATATCCACTCCTGCTATAGAGCAAACATCAAATATAGAACCTGTATTTAAACAAGGAGATCAAAGAAAATGGCATTGGGAATGTCCGCATTGTAAAACAGACATTCCCATTGAATGGAGAGTGGAGAAAGAGGATGGAAGTTATGCGGGTATAAAGTTTAAGACTAATGAGAAAGGAGTTTTGGACGAAAAAAGTGTTCATTACGAATGTCAAGAGTGTGGAGGAGAGATATTAGAAAAAAACAAATACTCTTTAAACTTGAAAGGGAAGTGGATTCCTACAGCAAAACCACTGAGACCACAATACAGAAGCTACTATATAAATGCTCTTATTATTCCTCCTGGGTTTACAAGTTGGGTGGATTTAGTTTATGAATGGTTAGAGGCAAACCCTAAAGACGGGGTAGTTGATACAGGGAAACTACAAACATTTTTAAATGTTCGTTTAGGCAAAACGTATCGAAAAACAGGAGAAACACCAAAGGTAAACCAGTTAATGAAAAACACTTGTGGTTATGCTCCTGGTATTATTCCAAGCGAAACAAGTATCGAACAAGGAAACGGTGATATTCTATTATTAACATTAGCGTGTGACTTAAATGGAATAATGGAAAACAATAATCACGACGTTCGTTTAGATTGGGAGTTAGTGGCTCACTCACAATCAGGAGCAACCTATTCTGTAGATCATGGAAGTGTAGGCACGTTCAAAAGAGAGCGCGACAAAACTTCAAAAGAAAGAAAAACCGATGGCGATAGAGTGCGTTGGACTTATGCGCACGGAATGAGGAATAGCGTATGGCCCATATTTAAAGAATTGATGAATAAATCATGGGAAACAGAAGACGGAAGATCAATGCAGCCTCAAATTACTATTGTAGATACGGGATATTTCACAAGGTTAGCTATGAGTTTTGTTTCTCAATGTAAAGCAGAAGGAAGCTTAATTTATGCAATTAAGGGAATAGTGGAAACAGATTACAGAAGGGTTCAAAAAGATACTTCGCCAATCCGTCAATCAAAAGAAAATAAAAATTTGTTTTTGTTAGAGGTAAACCAACTTAAAGATGAGCTTTCAGATTATATGAAATTACAACCAGGTGCTGACGGATATCAGCCCGAAGGTTTTATGAACTTCCCACAACCACAGAACGGGAAATATTTAATGAAAAGTTTCTTTCATCAATTTGAAAGTGAGCGAAGAGTTGAAGATATAAAGGAGGGGCAAGTTGTAGGTTTTAAATGGGAGAAGAAAAACAGCACAGTACAAAATCACTTTTTTGATGTGCGTGTTTATAACATAGCTGCGAGGTATATATTTTTATACTTATTGGCTAAAGAAGAAAAAGTAAGAGTAATAGTATGGGGAGAGTTTGCAGATGCGGTGAGTGGTTAAAAAAATAGAGTAATATTTTAAAGAAATTTATATAAAAGCAATGTTGTTTGGATATATTTTTTATATTTGTCATTCAGTTTTAATTTTAGCCCCCCTAAAACAAAACTAAATATTATTAGACTACACAAAATGTAGTTTCTCTCAATTCTATTTACTTCGGTAATGGTGGATGTCGCAATCTTAGAGAGAGCTACACTCTTATTTTCTTTATAAAATAGTTTACCTATGGGTAACACGTCCGAAAGGTTTGTTGATCCATTCCTAGAATGTTTCGTCAGCTCTAAAGGTAAACTTGACTATAAGTTTTTCAAAAAACACATATTGGCAAAATTGTATTGCAGCTACTTTAAAAAAAGTGGTTCACTTAATTTTGTAGGAATTGTCCTTTGTTGGAAAAATTTTGTATGTTTGTAATGACCAAACGATTTGAGAGAAATCTCAGATTATATATTATTTACAAATAAGGAGTTATCTATTATGGGTAGCAAATCCGAAAGGCTTGTACATCCGATCTCAGATCGTTTGGTCAACCCTACGGTGGGTGGCTCCGCATACAATCTATTTTCGATTATGACCAAAGAAAAAAGTATTGTAGAAAACAACCCAAAAGAGGTTGTAACTACACAGTTTGATGCATCAACGTATCATACACAACGATTTCACAAAATTATTAACGAGTTTTTCCAAATGGCGGACTCCTCAAATTATTTAGAGATAAGCAATGAGCTAGTCCATTGCTTTTTAGAGGTAGGTATGAGGAAGAAAGAAGGCTTAAAAAAAGAACGGATAAAAAATGTTGTCTATATGGCAATGTTTCAGAGTCAGTTTATAGTCGCACTTCAAGAACAATGGGGGAATTTTAAAAAGTTTAATGATGTAGAAATCTAAATTATGAAAGAATTAATTAAAATTACAGAAAACGAAAACGGACACAGGGCAGTCTCTGCAAAGGAATTGTATTTAGGGTTAGGGTATAATAAGAGCCATTGGACAAGATGGTCTCAAAAAAATATCGTTAACAATAAATTTGCAATTGAAAACGAAGATTATGTACCCCTCGCCATTGAGGCGAACGGTAATTTAACTAAAGATTTTGCTCTAAAAATAAACTTCGCCAAGAAAATAGCTATGAAGGCAAACACTAAAATCGGAGATGAATATCGAGATTATTTCTTGAAGTGCGAGGAAGTAGTAAAAAACAATGTAGTAAAAGCTCTTTCTCCAGCAGAAATGTTCTTGCGTTCAGCTAAAATGTTAGTAGAGCAAGAAAGGAAAATATCAGAACACGATAATCGTATAGCGCAGTTAGAAGCAAAAGCAACTACTATTCCCGAATACTATACTATTGCAGGATATGGCACATTAAACGGAGTTACTGTAAACCTTAAGCTAG